GAGCGTCATGTCCCGATGCGCAATAGGGAATGTCGTCTTAAAGGGTGTGCTTGAGGAGTACACGAGCACCTCATTAAACAGCATGATCGCGTCCTGCAGCACGAAGCGGTCGCCTGCAGAGGGGGTATGCTCCGGATTGACCGTAATGCTAACTACACCGTCCTTAAAACCACCAAAACGCGCGTTTATAAAATCGGTCTCTGCGGAGGAGATCAGTGCTTTAATAAGCTGCGGGCTATGAAATAATTTTCCTGCGCCATTGCATGCAGGGCACGCAACTGTAGGGGAGGCAGATACGCTCTCCGAATCAAAGTTCGTTAAATCAATGTTTAGCTGCGCTGTTTCTGCGCTGCAAGGGCACGAGACTGCTTGGGACCAGAGAAGCGGCTGCCCCTTTTGGAAGATGGCGGCGCGAAACTCTTCTGGCAGAAAGTCGATACGTGTCTTCTTAAACGCTGGAAGCTCAGGTAGCGGAAACTCCATAGTGTTTTACCTCGCCCAAAAGTTAACGCGAGAGTACTTGGCTCGCAGTGCGCGTAATACTCCCTTAAGTTCGGATTGGAACTGCTTTACACGCGCAGAATAACCTGCGTTTTCAGGAGAGCTAGTAGTTCCTACAAACTGTGAGAGACTATCAATCGCGATTGACTTACTAGCGATACCTGCACCTGCCACAAGGTCACCCGCCACATCAAGCGGTAAGAAGGACGCCAAGATACTGATGGCGCGTACCAACATAGGGTCCACATCGTTTACAGAGTAAGTAACCGTAGTGTCTACACTTAAGGGGGTGTTAAGGTGCAGCTTAAGAAGATTCTTTCCTGTTGCAATTATGCGTATCCCCGGCAGCGAAAAAGTAGCCAACGGGCGACCGACATTAAACTCATTCTGCAGGCTTAAAGTGAAATCTTTTACGCCGGCGGGAAACGTAAAAGTGCCCTCCTCAAAAGTAAACCCTGCGGTATAGGTCACCGCAAAATAAGAGGAGAACCGAGTATACGCAGAGAACACGTCACCCACGAGCAGCGGTATCCCGCTTCTAAAGTAGAGCGATCCCACGGTGCTGGCGCTTGGGATAATGTTAAACTTAGCGGTCTGATGATTGTTTATTGTGATCCATTGTACTGGGAGCGTCGCCGCGTCGGATGTACCAATCTTTATGGCCAGCTCCTCTACTGAGCGAAGGGGCAGGTTATCCAAGTGAATAGGGTACTGCGCGTACCGCTCTTGAATATCCGCATCATGACGCTCCTCCGTAAAGATACGAGGATCAATAACAATACCGATCTCACTTTCGACCATCGCAATCGCCTGATCAATAGCGCTCTCGAACAGATAATCAGGAAAGGGAGAACCGTCGTCTATTGTTAAATCCACCCCCAAGACGACAGTGTTCTTAATGAACTCGGGAGTAACAATATCTTTTATGCTAAGCGCCATAGTTAGCCTCCGCGCGCAGGGCGACCACGCCGACGGGGAAGCACCTGAGTAGCGGGCTCTTCTAACGTGGCATCATCAACGATAGGCTCCGCGGGATCCTCCGCTGAATCCTCTGCGATATGCCCCTCTGCGATATGCCCCTCTGCGGCATGCTCCTCTGCGGCATGCTCCTCTGCGGCATGCTCCTCTGCGGCATGCTCCGCTGGATCCTCCGCTGGATGCCCCTCTGGATGCCCCTCTGGATGCTCCGCTGGATGCTCCGCTGGATGCTCCTCTGCGGCCTTCGTGAAATCCGAAGTAGTATCCTTCTTCTGCGCAGGAGCAACATACTCAGCATCAAAACAAAACGCCCTAGAAGACTGAAGGACCCTCAAAACCTGAGGTGTTAACTCTGAAGTCACCTGCCCGTTCGCAGCAATCTCGATCCTAACCCCCGTGATAAAAACTGCGTGTGCCCCACCCCACATTGAATGCTTACGAAGATAAAACCACATAGAGAACCCCTTTAGTTATTTAAAGTACTCTATATGTTATACCTTTTTTGTGCGCACTTCAAAAGAAAAACCCCTTTTCGTAGTAGGAAAAGGGGCTTAGAGTCCGCTACTTTTTAGTATCCCTGCTGCTCATCTGACTGTCTACCCTCGATGGTAGCGCCACCAGATCGTACGATTTAAGCTAGTTGCACCGTAGAAGCACGCGTAGAGGATAATCTTAGAAGTTAGCGTTCAGGTAGTTAGGGTTCATCCCAGTGGTGTCCGAGAAACCAACCTGCTCAAGCACGAACGACTTCTTGGGGAGCTTAACCGCAAGGCTGCCGAACATCATGAGGAGGAAGGGCTTCACAGTGGAGACCTCGGCGAGAGGACGACGGATAAGGTCGAGCAAGCGCACGAACTCAATCGCGTCAGGGGTCTCCTGAAGCATCACGATGTTGCTGGTGTTGTACTTGTGCTGACCCTTGTCCACGTAAGTGGCAGCTGCACCGAGCGAGGGCACGCGCGCCACCATCTTGCAGGTGTCAGCAGTACCATTCTTCTCGGAGCGGTACACGCGGAAGTACATGACATCGGAGTCCGCAGGAAGAGAGAGGGTCACCTTCTCGTCTGCGTCCACAGTCTGCTCCGCGAGCGTAAGAGGAGCGGAGCTGCCCTTCTTACCCACAGCGACCACCTTGTAGAAGTACTTACCGGCGGCGAGGGCGCTACCAGACTCAGCAGTGACTGCGGCGGTGGTGTTCACCAGGGTAAGGGTCACAGGAGACTCGCCAGCAGCGCCCACGGGGGCAGCGGCAGCGGTGTGCAAGAAGGGAGCAGACTGGATCTTGACTGCGCCATAAGGAGCCATGACGCTCAGGTTGGCGCTGCCGAAGGTGAGCTGACTCGAATCACGCACCGAGAGCTGATCGTGACGACCAGACTCCACAGTCTGACGAATAAGCTCAGCATGGATACGGGGCTCCACATAAATCGTAGAGATCTTACCGAAGTTAGGCGCAGCGTACACCTCACCAAGCACCTCTTGGAGGAGGAGGGGTGTAGGAACACTACCCTTCATGTCGTACGAGGAGCCAGCGGTCTTGAGCTGCTTGACCACACCGTCAAAGCCCTCAGGGTTGAGGTCCTCGTCGCCGTGCCAAATCGCGTTCTCCACCTTGCGCATCAGCGCGAGAGTACCACGCTCAGTCTCCTCCGCGAGCGCCTGGCGGTTGTCGCCGATAAGGCCCACGAGGCTGGCAACATCAGTGATCTGACGACGCTCGGCCATATACTTGATACGAACGTTCTTACGCTCGTAGCGAGACTGGCTAAGCGCGAAGTCAGCGGAACCGCCGCCACCCTCAGAGATGAACGGATCAAGGTCAAGACCATGCTCCTGCACCACAACGTACTCATGCACAGTCTGGCCAACGTTCTTCTTAGGGATGTTCTTCCAGATGGAAAGCTCAGCCATCGTGAACGTAGCCACCGAGAGCATGCCCTCGATAGACTGCGGCACGAGAGGAGAGAGCGAGTCGCCGGCGGAGGGGACTGCGGGGGTCTGGTAACCAACAGACGCACCAGACTTGCGGAGCGCCTCATTAAGACGGACGAGATCGTCCACAGAAACCATTGAGTTAATCTCAGGAAGCATATTCGGACTCCTATTAGCGGCTAATGCGTAGCTCTGCAGCTACCTGTGCGGGAGAAAAGTTAGACTCAAGACGTGCAATACCGCCGCGAAGCTCAATGCGACGGGCGCTATCCTGCGTTGAGACAAGCTCCTTGAGCGCAGCGTCAAGCACAAAGCTCTTGGTAAGCTGCTCGACCTGAGGCTTCACATCCATAGGCGAAGGCTCAATAACTGCTGCGGAGATAGACTTCACCACCGGAGTGTTATCGTCGCTCTTTGCAGGGGTAAGCGCGAGCACCGTAGCCTGCAGCGCGTTGAGCTTCTCAGTCAAAGCAGCGATAGACTTCTCAAGATGCGCCGCAAGATTAGAAGTGCGCTCCGACAGCTCCTTGTTCTGCTGCACAATATCATCCGCGCTCTTTGCGAGCACGTCCAGAGCAGAGTCATTCTGCGACTTTGCAATCGTGGTCAACAGGGAGGAGATCTCGTCTACCGAGGCCTCTGAAATCTCGGGGACGCTATTAATGTCAGCCATGTTAGACTCCTTTTTAAACAGGAAAGGATGTATATTTATTATTATACACGCTTCTTAGACAGAAATACAAGACGCTGCGCAAGGTTTTTCGACTGAGTAGCGCTCATATTTGGAAACTGACGCTGCAATAGCATTTGAAGCTGCGCAGACGAGATCTTAGGCGATACATCTGCGGACTGCGCCATTGCGTCGCTGCCCTCGGAGGGTGCGCTGCCCTTGGAGGGTGCGCTTGAGGTGCTTGAGTAGTACGGCATAGAAAGGCGCGCAAACTCAGAAGCCATCATCTCTTTGAAAGACTCCTTAAGGCTGCTGTACATATGCGTCAGCAAAGCCTGATTAATAGACTGCTCCATGTTCGTATATGACTTATCGGCGTCCCCCTTGTCAGAGTCCGCAGCAGAGTCCGCAGCAGAGTCCGCAGTATTCTGCGCAGGGGGAGCTACAGGCCACGAGCGCTCCATATCATACGCTGCGGACGGCGCTTCTTGGTACATTACCTCCGCAGTCCCTTTGGCCGCCCTGCCCTGCGCGGACTCCTCAGAGAACGAAGGCTGCTTTGACAACAAGCGCTGCATTGTAGTGCCCGCGAGTGCTGACAACGCATCCGTCGCAGAAGGCTGTGCAGGAGTCTGATAGCCTACAGAGCCGCCCTCTGCTTTCTCCGCAAGGACTCCCGGCATCGCGGAGTTCTGCATGTAAGGCTGCTCGTCCTGCGTACCATTAATCGCAGACTTGTGCGCGCTCACCTGGGAAACAAGCGCATCAAGCACTCCCTCACGCATAAGCTCAGGGTGCATCTGCATAATGTTACTGATCACCTGGTGCATATTATTAGGCATAGCGTTCATAGACCTCGAAAGAAGCTCTAGGTTAGAAGTGTCTGGATTGACAGGGGCGTGCGTCACCGCAACATGAAGGACACGCGCCTTTAAGATGTGCTTTGGATTGCCGGGGTCACGCTCTACAACCTGCCCCTCAATAGAGAACCCAAGCCTACGCGATCCGTTACAGTCTCGGATAGCCTTGGCAGTCTCGTAGATCTCGCGAGCCCGAGGCTTATCAAGATACAAGAATCCCTCCATCGCGGTTGCAGGCTTACCGTTTACTTCCGTGCGAAAGATCCGCACCGGCTCGCCGACGACTGCGCCAGGGCCCGACTTGTGGTCATCATTCAAAAAACCACTGCGCATAAAGTAAGAGAAGTCCAAGCCATCCTGCCTGATGACGTCTCCCTGATAATCCACGCACTCGGAGGAGATAACCCCCTGAATCTTCGCCTTACCCTTATCCTGCCCCTCCTCCTCCGACTTTTCTAGCAGCTCCATGTCCGAGAAAATAGAGAAGAAACTCTTACCCACCTCCGAGGGCGCGGAGGGTTGTTTAGACGCAGAGGGCTTCGAGGGCGCGGAGGGTCGCTCCGATTTTGCGGGCTCTGCGGGCTTCGCGGCGGGCTTCGCAGAGGTCGCGCTGCCCTTATCAGTGGGTCCAGTAGCAGGCTCCAACATAAGGTAGGACTGCTTCTCATCCTTTAACCACTTACGGAACTGCGCGGCGCTCATCTTAGAAGCGTCTGCGCGCACCGCCTGCACCTCGCTTTTACCATCCTTAATCCCAAGAATAAGCGTAATCGCCGGATTAGCGGTTTTTACTGTACGAAAAGTATCGAACTGCTCAGGTTGCTTGACTCTGGCAGCATGGAAGTTGGGGTACGGCATATAAATGCTCCTGTGACATGGTTCTTATGTATTATAACGCTGCCGCTATATAAAATGATACTAAAACGTATGTAATACAGTAGTGGGACAAATATTTTTATAAAAAAATTTCTGAGGTACAGGGGGTGGGGGGGTGGGGGTGCTTTGACTGGGTGGGGGTGGTACTTGCGCCCAGCAGCTAGACGCGCAGGCGGCCCCTACAGCTCCCCCTGCAGCTCCCCCTGCAGCTCCCCTAGAGCGCTCCCCCTGCAGCTCCCCCTGCAGCTCCCCTAGAGCGCTCCCCCTGCAGCTCCCCTAGAGCGCTCCCCCTGCAGCTCCCCTAGAGCGCTCCCCCCAGCTCCCCCTGCAGCTCCCCCTGCAGCTCCCCCTGCAGCTCCCCCTGCAGCTCCCCTAGAGCGCTCCCCCTGCAGCTCCCCCTGCAGCTCCCCTAGAGCGCTCCCCCTGCA